TTATTGGTTACAACAGCACTTTCCTTTTATGGAAGGGTATATTGCTACGAAAGAAAAACACTTGATGAATGATTCTGTAGTTGCTATGATTGATGACAGAAACAGTATCCTAGCTAAGTTTAAAGAGACAAAACGTGTGCGATATTCTACTAAATATATACAAGATGTTGAGTGTGATGTTGCAATGTCTTTCAGTAGTTGGGATAGTAAGTTTCTAGTTAAATTTTATGATATGTTGTTTTATTAAGGAGAACTAAATGAAAAAGTTGTATGGTTTGCAAGTATTGAAGGATAAAGAAAGCTATTGGAGTGGGAGTTACCTGTTTTCACACGACATTGATAAACTAAAGAAAGCTGCCGTCCTGCCTAAAGACGTTATTGGCTGGAAGGTCCGGAGTAAGGTTGAACGTAATTGTACAGAGAAGAACACAGTCACATATACAATTAATTACAATCTGGAAGAAATGCCAGAGGAAGAAGGTCCATATTATAAAATTGTTGAAGTAGCATTTATTATTTAAGGAGAATGTGTGAAAGGTTTTGTTGAGATGTATGATCGTGTTATCAACTTCAATCTGAAGGCTGGTGTTAAGGATGAAGTTCCTTTTTCTTTCGAGTGGTGGAAAGCCGTTGAACTTCAGTCTAAACTTCTTGTAGAAGAATCAGAAGAGTGCTATGATGCTGCACGCTATGGAAATAGCGTAGAACTACTTGATGGGTGCATTGACAACCTAGTTATCGCCTTCAAACTAGCTGATATGCTCCACCAAGCAGGGTATGATGTAATGGGAGCATTTGAGACTATCTGTGATAACAATGATGAAAAGATTTTAAATAGCTATTATCAAGCTGTGGAAGAAAAAGAACTACTTGAAGAACGTGACGATGTAGAATACTATATTGAAACAGCTTACGTTATAGGAGTTCCATATTTTACAGTGCGTAGACTAGATGGGAAGATTATGAAGAAGGTGGGGTTTAAAGCTGTAGAGCTTGAACAATATTGTCCTAAACAACCGGAGATGTAATATGATTGAAGCAATTATCCCTAAACGAAGGAAACACCCAGACTGGAGGAAGTGTATCCAAAGTAAGGAAGACTACGATAAGTGGATGGCTTCAGGGATGTATTGGGATTTTGTCTAGAGAGAATAAGAAAGGGGTATATAGTGAGTGATGTTTTTGTAGATATTAAAGACATTAAAAAGGGCCTTTTGTGCAAGAATACGAAAGGGGAAGAGTTTGTTGTGGTTGAGGATTTGAATCACAAAAAGTGCTTAATTGAATTTACAGACAAACACAAGCATGTGAGAGAGGTGCATAAATCAGCTATCAGAAGCGGGAATGTGAAAAACCCTTACAGTATAACTAAGCAAGGTGTTGGATATCTGGGATACGGTGACTACTCTACAGATAAAAATAAAAGAGAGCATTTAATATGGAGTAAGATGTTGGAAAGGTGTTACTATCAAGGACACCCTCACTATGAGAACTATGAAGATGTGATAGTCTGTGAAGATTGGCATAATTTTCAAAACTTTGCTGCATGGTGTGGAACACAGAAAGGTTTTTCTAACAGGCACTTTGAACTGGATAAGGATTTTCTGGTAGAGGGTAATAGGGTGTACGGCCCTGATGTGTGCTGCTTTTTGCCCCAAGTTATAAACAAATTCTTCTTAAAAGGAAGAACTGCCCAGAAAAGAGATAAAAATTTGGCGAAGGGTGTCACTAAGATGGAGTCTGGTAATTATAGGGCGGCTGCGAATGGGAGAAAGTTGGGGACTTTTCCAACTCAAAAACAGGCAGAGATGGCTTATAAAAACTACAAGAAATATAACCTTTGGTTGTTAGCTAATGAGTATAAGGAAGAGTTGGATGAGAATGTCTATGCAAGACTACTAGAACTTTCAACCAGTAGGTGGCAAGATTTTGTGATTGACTGCAAGACCTACCAAGATTTAATATCGACAGGTATGGCTTATGAATGGTATCCATCGTTGCCGTTTTCGTGGGATGAGGCTAAACGAATATTAGAGGAGAATGAAGGTGAGTAAGATACGTGTGTATAATTTGGTGGTTCATTTTAAGGATTCCCCCACTCCAATATATGTGGATGGTGTTCAAAACGTCTTGACCGAGGGAGGTTTATTGAGACTCGTGGCAGAGGGGTCAGAAAGTGTGTGGTGGCCTTTGTGCAACGTGGCACAGATTAAAGAATTGGGCAGGAGTAAAGTGGAGATTATCAATGAAGACAATTAAAGTATTCGGGGCGGGTTGGTGTAGTGGGTGTAAGCAGTTAAAAGATTACCTTGACGTGAGGGGTGTTGAGTATACATACTACGACATCGACACAGAGGAAGGGGGTGAGGAAGCTACTAAGTATACTGTACGTTCTCTGCCTACTACAGTTATTGAGCGAGAAAGGGAAGTCTCTCGTATTCTGGTAGGTGTGCAACAAGGTATGATTGAAAAGGAGGTTGTTAGTGGAGATTAAGGCAAAAGTAATTGCACACAGTAAAAGTAGTGTAAACGGTAAAGAGATTATTACGTTTGAGCTAGAGTTCCCTCGGATTGTTCTGGCTGAGTTCAACACACATAACATGCTCTCTAAAAACTCAAGTTCGTCTCGTGCAATCCCTGTACAGACAATGATCAGTAGTGTTCGTAGTGACCCTGCAATGCCTGTACGCTTTGGTAAGAAGAATAAAGGAATGCAGGATGCAGGAGAACATAATGAACTAATTAAGGGTATGTATACTCCCCAAGAGTGGTGGCGTCTAGCGGCCCTCAGTGCAGCGAACTTTGCAGATGAGTACGATAAAGCAGGATATGCTAAACAAGTCTGTAATCGGCTGGTTGAGTCGTTCCAAATGATGAAAGTAGTAATGACAGCTACAGAGCTTAATAACTTTATTTGGCTTCGTGACCATCCGGCAGCAGACCCTACTATTGAGGCACTAGCCAAGGCTATTAAGAAAGCTAAGGAGAATAGCAGTCCAGTTACATTGAAACCGGGGATGTGGCACGTTCCATACTTTAATGAAGGGTACTGGCGAAGCGAAAATCAAGACGGGCGGCTAGAGGATGCGTTAGCTATTAGTGAGAGCTGTTGCGCTCAGGCGTCCTATCGCACACTAGATGATACTATTGAGAAAGCTAAGCGAGTCAGTGCTAATCTAAACTTGAAGGGAGAGCAACCAGATGATCCAGTCCACGCAAGCCCGTTGGAACACCAAGCTACTCCTATGAAAGAATCAGAGAACGAATGGGGTGTTAGTATTATAAATGAACCAGCTTTCCCTAAATCTTGGGAAAAAGGTATCACACATGTTGATCGTAATGGGAAGTTCTGGAGTGGTAATCTACAAGGGTGGATTCAGCATCGAAAGTTGATCCCTAATAACTATAGGTCGGGTTAATATGAATTTTGAAAAATATGTATACATAGACCCAACTTCCCCTACTGGGTTGCGTTGGAGAGTAGAGGGCGGCAGAGGCGTTAGTAAACATTATGTCAATGACGTCGCAGGAGTTATCCAACAAAATCAATCTTATCGTATATGGTTGGAAGGTAAGTTTTATAAAGTGCATAGAATAATATATGAGGTAGTAAATGGTTGGATTCCTGAAGGGTGTGTCATAGATCATATCGACGGAAACCCTTTTAATAATCATATTGACAATCTCCGAGCGGTTAGTAGGAAAGTGAACTCTCGTAATATGAAGAGAAACAAATTCAATAAGACAGGATATAACGGTGTTTCAATTGACCAAAAAACGGAGAACTATACTTATGCTGTAGCTCAGTGGCGAGATTTATCGGGGAAGCACAAGTCAAAGGCGTTTTCTTTTCTGAAATATGGGGAGGAGCTTGCAATATTTTTAGCAGCAGAGTATAGACAGCAGCAAATTGATTTGCTAAACTTACAAGGAGCTGGCTATACTTGTAATCATGGTGAACAGCGTCAACTAATCCCTAATAACTATAAGGCAGGTTAATAAATATGGCACAAAAAGAAATTAGTTTTCACATTCTAATGCAGTACCCTCCTTTTGCTAAGGCTGTGAAAGAGAATGATAGAGAAACATTTGAAAGTATTCTGTATGAAGCTGGGATTGATACATCCCTCCCTTATGATGTGGAGAGTGTAGAACATCGTCCATATCCAGATAAACCTCTTACATTCAACGGACCTATAGCGATTGGAAACGAAAGACGGGATGAAGCCTATATTGCTTCTGGGTTGGCTAGCTGGGAAGTGAAGAGAGAGTTGATTCGTGATCCTGAACTACGAGCTGATCTAGCTAATATGGGACGTGAAGGTAGTGCTGATAAAGCATTTGATAAGTATGATAGTAAAAATTATAGTAAGGAGTGATTTTGAAAACACGTATTGAAACCCCAAAGGATACGTTTACTGTAGATTATCCTGAAGCAGTGGAGTTTATGAATAAACAACAATCTATCTTCTGGCCTCATTTCGAAGTGAAGGTTGCTAAGGATAAACAAGATATTCTTGTCAATATGACAGAAGCTGAAAGTCATGGTGTAATCGAAACATTACGTTTGTTTGCTAAATATGAAGCTATTATTGGAGATGAGTTTTGGCTTAATTTTGTAATGAAGAAGTTTCCTCGTGCTGGGGATATTCAACCAATGGCTGCATTCTTTGGTGCAACTGAGCTTGGTGTTCACCTCTTTTTCTACAAGACGCTAAATGAAGAGTTAGGTATTGCTACAGATGAGTTTTATGACTCTTATAAAACAGATGAGGAGCTTAACCAGCGAATTGAGTATCTTGAGACTGTCTTGCATCAGGAAGATGACCTTCGTGCTTTGGGTGGATTTACGTTTGGTGAAGGTGCTGTTCTTTATACTAGCTTTGCGTTCCTGAAACATTTTCAGAGTCAAGGGAAAAATAAACTTCTTAATGTTGTAAGTGGAATTAATTTTTCAGCCCGTGATGAGGCTCTCCACTCTGAAGCCGCTGCTTGGTTATTCCGAACACTGAAGCAGGAAAAGATTGGAGCCGGACTGGTTGACGATGTATACTTGCAAGAGTTGGAGAAAGATATTTATGAGGCTGCTGAAACCGTCCTAGAACATGAGCGTATCATTATCAAGAAGATTTTCAGCAAGGGTAAGATTGAAGGTATCACCGAAGTTCAGCTTGAGCACTTTGCGAAGAGCCGTATCAATAAGTGCTTGAGAGAGCTTGGTTATAAGAATAAATGGGAAGTTGATTACAATCCTATCGCAGATTGGTTCTACCGTGGAATAAATGGCTACCAAATGCAAGACTTCTTTAGTAGTCAGGGAAACCAATATCAACGCAACTGGGATTCAAACAGTTTTAAATGGGTAAATAAGGAGGGTCAATGACAAGCGGTGTGTACGACAAACTAAGCGAAGAGCGTAAGAAGTTACAGGCTGAAGGGAATATGCCTGAGTGGTGGAGTACAGGCGGGTGGCAGTTGTTTAAAGAAAAATATCTGTACCAAGCAGTAAATCCGCGAGAGCAGTACCAACGTATTGCTGCTACATTGTCAGCACATACCCCAGACCCGGCTCTGTGGAAAGAAAAGTTTTTTGATATTATGTGGAAAGGATGGCTTAGTCCATCCACTCCCATTTTAGCTAATTGCGGTACTACAAGAGGGCTACCAGTTTCTTGTGCAGGAAGTTATTTCCCAGACAGTATTGACGGTATCTACAAAGCCAAGCATGAGACTGCAATCCTAACTAAGTATGGTTTTGGTACTGCTGGCTATCTTGGTGATATTCGTCCTCGTGGTTCTGCGATCAGTGCTGGTGGTAAATCTACAGGCGTCCTTCCTGTGATCGAAGGTGTACAGAACGATATGGAGTATGTAGTACAAGGAACTGCTAGACGTGGTAGTTGGGCCGGGTATTTGCCAGTGTCTCATGGGGATTTTGATGAAGTATGTAGTTACCTAGAACAACACCCAGATGGAAATAATATTGGATGGAATTGGCACGATAGTGATACAGAAGCTATGCGCTCGGGCGATCCAGAAGCAGTGCGTAAGTATCAGAAACTACTAAAAACTAAGATGGTTACTGGCAAGGGGTATTTCTTCTTCCCAGACAAAGCAAACCGTAAACGTCCACAATGGTATAAGGACCACAACCTAGATATTAAGGCAGCTCAGCTTTGCGATGAAATCACTTTACACAGTAGCAAGGATTATACATATACTTGCGTACTGGCCAGCATGAATGCTCTGCATTTTGATGAGTGGAAAAATACGGATGCTGTTTTTGTTGCAACTGTCTTTCTTGATTGTGTAGCTCAAGAGTTTATTGAGCGTGCTAAAAACATTGCTGGTTTGGAAAAGGCTGTTGCCTTCACTAAGAAGTCTCGCGCTCTTGGATTAGGCGTCTGCGGTCTACACTCGTTGTTCCAAAGTAAGATGGTGACTTTTGAAGGCCTAGAAGCTCACATGCTGAACCGTCAATTGTTCAAACATATTCGTGAAGAGGCCGAGAAGGCAACCAAATGGATTGCAGAGCAATGGGGAGAACCAGAATGGTGTAAAGGTTATGGGCGGGCTAATAGTCACCTTCTTGCAGTGGCTCCAACAAAGTCAACAGCCCTTATTATGGGCGGTGTTAGTGAAGGTATTAACCCAGATACCGCAATGGTGTTCACACAACGGAGTGCTGGTGGTGAGGTAGATCGGGTCAATCCTTTCTTACTAAAACTGATGAAAGAGAAAGGAATCTATAGTCGAGCGCTGATTGAACGTATTCGGGATAACATGGGGAGTATTCAGCAAGAAGACTGCTTCACAGACGAAGAGAAATTGGTATTCCGAACAGCTTTTGAGATTGACCAAATGGCAATCCTACGGCAAGCAGAGGCACGTTCTGACTATCTGGATCAGTGGCAGAGCCTAAATCTGTTTTTCGCTGCCGGGGAAGATGAAGAATACATTTCTCAAGTACATCAATATGCTATTGAAAGTGAGAAGATTCTTGGTCTTTACTACGTCTACTCAAAAGCTGGTGTTCAAGCAAGTAAGGATGACTGTGCTGCTTGTATGTAAGTAAATAATTCCTTGACACACGACAATAACTACACTACACTAGCCCTCACTGACCCTAAAAAGTTGGTGGGGGTATTTTTATTTGCAGAGGAGGAACATTAAATGAAATTCTATCGTAAACAACGTTACACATATTGGTCATGCTCACGCCCTGTATCGTTTATTCGTGAGAAACTATTAGGAATCAAAAAGCCTAAGTATGCCTCTATGGAGGGGTGGAATAAGTATGAAGAAGATTTTAAGAAGTCTTACCCAATCCTTCACTGGATGCTGGAAGAGGCTCCTGACCATCTTCAGAATGTTCTAATGTTCCCTATTGACATTGTACACAGCATTCGTGTATACGTTCGTAATGTAATGGGGAACACTCACGTTCTGGATGGGGGACTGGAGAAAGGACAGTGGTATGACCTCGATCATCGTATCTCTCGTTGTCTGTTTGGAGAGTTAGAGAAGTACATTGAGAAAGAGAAAGGATTGGATCATCTTCTTTGGGAAATGGGTCTTGTATGTGATGAGGGTATGGGATATACTGAAGACCATCCAGAATACGGACAGCCTACACGACAAGCGTTAGCTGCTAAAGAGCAACAACGTATCTATGAGTGGTGGAAGGCTAACAAAGATCGTGATCTCATGGAGGAGAGTGGTTGGAGTACTCTGTGCGACAGTAAAACATTTATGCTTGAAAGATCAGAAGAAGATGTTATAGTGTTGGAGAAGCTCAAGGAACTTGAAGAGAAGTATCAACAGGAAGAGGGTCAGATGCTGATTGCTCTGATTAAGATTCGTAAGAGTTTATGGAATTGAGAGTTTACGGTAATAATCGGCGTAAATTCAATTGTTATTAAACTAAAAAGGAGGTGACATGAAAAACATAATTGCATTTATTATCTATCTGATTATTGGTGGTGCAATCTTTGGTGGTAGTATTGTTCAAGTATCAAAAGACTGTGGACACCCCATCAAAGTAGATGTTGCTGATGTTGGGATTGCTACTCTAACATGGCCTGCACTAATCGTAGCTGGAGTAATTGCCGAAGATCACTTCTACGAAGAAGATAGTTGTGGGTATTGAGGAGGATGGTGTTATGAGCAAAGACACAGGTGGTCCAGCGTTTCCGATTCGGCTTAATCCGGGCGAGCGTTACGAGGGTCACGTAATTACAGATGGTATGACCCTGCGTGATTACTTTGCGGCCAAGGTGATGCAGGCTATTCTATCTGGCCCCGAATGGCAGATTCTCGAAATGAAGTCTATTGCCGCCAACGGCGACGGCGACGTGGATGGAGTTATTGCCCATTTTGCGTACAAGATGGCCGACACCATGCTGATAGAAAGGGGTAAGAATGAGTAACTTACAAGCAGCAGATACGTTTATGGGTATCTTTGGATTTAAACGAGTGGAGGAGGACAGTATGAACGTAGCTGAATTTATTATGAAGATAGAGAGTAATGCCGGAGGACACAAGGAGACAATTGTTCACGGTTTATCTCTACAAGAAGCTCTTGATCTTGTAAAAGAGCTTGACAAGGAATACCCTCAA